ACTATCAAATCAAATACGCCAGCACACAACAAGGACTGCTGGCAAACGCCGCTTTGGCTTTTTGATGCACTGGATATTGAGTTTGGATTCTGGCTGGATTCGGCAGCGAGCGACAAAAATGCTCTGTGTGCTCACTGGCTAACTGAGGCCGACGACGCGCTCAATTCTGAGTGGGTAAGCCACGGTGCAATCTGGAATAACCCACCGTACAGCAATATCAGGCCGTGGGTGGAAAAAGCCGCTGAGCAGTGCATACAACAGCGACAGACGGTAGTTATGCTTGTGCCAGAGGATATGTCAGTCGGATGGTTCAGCAAGGCTCTGGAGAGTGTTGACGAAGTTCGCATTATCACTGATGGACGGATTAATTTTATCGAACCATCGACGGGGCTGGAGAAGAAGGGAAACAGTAAAGGCTCCATGCTGCTGATTTGGCGACCGTTCATCAGTCCTCGACGGATGTTTACTACCGTATCCAAAGCGGCATTGATGGCGATCGGGCAGGGCGTCAGGAGGGCGGCATGAGGCGACAGCGACGAAGTATCACCGACATCATCTGCGAAAACTGCAAATACCTTCCAACGAAACGCTCCAGAAATAAACGCAAGCCAATCCCAAAAGAATCTGACGTAAAAACCTTCAATTACACGGCTCACCTGTGGGATATCCGGTGGCTAAGACATCGTGCGAGGAATACAAGGGGATTGACGCGATGATTTATCCGGGGCTATATTCCTCACACGCCAGCAAAATCTGGCGTCGGGATTGGCGTCCCGGATGAAAAAGGCGACAACAGACGCGCCAGCGTCTTTTTTATTGTCGTTTGCACAGTCACATCTCAATGGTGGGCTGTGTGGGGGCGGAGCAATCCGCGCCGGTTCCTTTTTCCCGGTTACGCCAACCCTGCACAGTTCACCACCAAGCGATTGGCGTCGCAGGTGGTGATGATTCACAAAGAAAAAGGATCATCTTATGGCCACCAAAATCGCAGTTGAAACTCTTTCCCCGATTACCCACAACCAGATCCCTGTCATAACCACCGAGCTATTGGCGCATCTTTATGGAACGGATGTTGCCAACATAAAAATGAATCATTCACGTAATCAAACTCGTTTTCTGGAAGGGAAGCATTATTTCAAAATCGTTGGCGATGATCTGAAAAATTTGCGAGTAACTTTTAGTTACCTGCAAATTTCCCCCAAAACCCGCTCCCTCATCCTCTGGACTGAACGCGGCGCTGCCCGTCACGCCAAAATGCTCGAAACCGATCAGGCGTGGGAAGTGTTCGAAAAACTGGAAGACTGCTATTTCAGCCAGTGCAAGAAAAATACTGGCAAACAAGAGAAGAAGCCCAACGGGCTTTCCGCAAAAGAAACAGACAGCCTTGTATGGCTGTGGGATTATGCCCACCGTCAGGTGGGTTTTTTATCTTCGCCGTACATGCTGCTGAGAGTCTTAAGAAGAGCCTCCCTAAATTTTTCAGATTCTTGTTGAGCAAAACCTTCTATTGATCTTGGTGATTTTTCTTCATCAATAGCAGCTTGCAAGATCATAACTATTTCTGAATTTAATGAGCGTCCGTTTTTCGATGCTCTTATGGTCAGGTCGCGCTTGAGGCTATCTGGCATTCTTACGCTATATGGGGCTATATCTCTAACCTTCGTCATACTTACACCGTGATAATCACATTGATATCACAGTGTATTCAAAAAAACTTTGACTTGATATAGTCACAGTGATACGTTTGTGATTCACAATAACTCACTCGGTGGCGATATGGAAAAAGAAGTTAGCAGAATTTTGGTGAGAATGCCTCAGTCGCTAAAAGATGCGATTACAGGAAAGGCCAAAGAAGAATGCCGGTCGTTTAACTCGGAAGTGATTAAGCGATTGCTGGACAGCCTGAAGAGAGAGGGGATAACGGTATGAGTAAAGAATGTTGTTTTTGCGGCATTAGCGAATCAGACGCTGATCAAACATACATTTACTCTAAAGAAACAGGTCGGATGCTGTGTAGTGACTGCGTGTTGGACATCATAAGATACAAGCATCTTGGATGTTCTGCCAGCATTAGCAATATAGGTGAAGTATATGAAGGGAAAGATATAACTGATAGAGCAGAAAGTTGAAGCCCCAACTGCTGGAACAGTCGGGGCTTCGGTATCAACAAATCAGATAGGAATTATTGATATGACAAGTTTAGCAAAGTCAACAGTAAATTGCACTAACAGCATCACCATTTCAGACGTCAAGATTCATATGGATTCAGATGGGCGTTACTCGCTTAATGACCTGCACAAGGCATCAGGTAAAGAGCGTCGTCATGAGCCTGCTGCGTGGCTGCGACTCGAACAAACCAATGAGTTAGTTCAGGAAATTCTAAATACACAGATGTGTGTATTTAAAAATAGCGATAACTTTAATTCTTCAGAATCGCAGATTAAGAAGCCAATGGACTCTAAGAAGGGTCGCTACGGAGGCACCTACGTGTGCAAGGAGCTTGTTTACTCCTACGCTATGTGGATTAGCGCAGCCTTTGCGCTGAAGGTTATCCGTGCATATGACGCAATGGTTACTGCCACACAAGAGAGGAAGGCTATTGGAGGTAAAACTTCAGTAGCTGAACGCACACCGCTACGAGATGCAGTAAACATGCTGGTAGGAAAGAAAGGACTTCGCTATGACGATGCATACAATATGGTTCATCAGCGTTTTGGTATTGACAGCATTGATGAACTTTCAATTGAACAAATCCCGCTGGCCGTAGAGTACATCCACAGGGTAGTGCTTGAAGGTGAATTCATCGGCAAGCAAGAGAAGAAAACCAATGAGCTTTCTGCAAAAGAAGCAAACAGCCTTGTATGGTTATGGGATTATGCTAACCGCTCACAGGCATTATTCCGCGAACTGTATCCGGCGCTAAAACAAATTCAATCGAACTATTCCGGCAGATGCTACGACTACGGTCATGAGTTTTCGTATGTTATCGGAATGGCGAGAGATGTTTTAATCAACCACACACGAGATGTTGATATTAATGAGCCAGACGGACCAACGAACCTTTCCGCATGGGTAAGGCTTAAGAACAAAGAGTTGCCGCCTTCACTGCATCGCTACTGACAATTGACAACTTAACAAACCCAGCTTCGGCTGGGTTTTTTATTGCTGAATTTTCAATGTGAGAGGACATGACAATGCTTTTAATTCAACCTGGATTTGGCCTTAGCATCAAAAAAGGGCACATGTTTGGCGAGAAAGAGTCTCAACGAAAAATGGTGTCTATCCGGTTGCCATTTATCAGTATTTATTGGCTAAACAGGGAGGCAACAAATTATTGGTATACCTGCGCCAGAGCAGCATTTAACGACCCTGACTGGTTTGTGAAAAACCACCACGCAGTTCGTCAGGCAAAGAGAAAGGCCAACATGACATACATGAAGGCGTATAAAAAAGCATGGAAAGAACACCGCGACCGATACCAGCAAGACATGGAAAAGCTTGAATCAGAAAACATGGAATTAAGACGAAAGCTCGGTGAAGCAAAACGAGACATTGATGCTTACAAGCGACTTTTTAATGGTGAAAGCCATGCTTAGTCCATCCCAATCCCTTCAATACCAGAAAGAAAGCGTCGAGCGGGCTTTAACGTGCGCTAACTGCGGTCAGAAGCTGCATGTGCTGGAAGTTCACGTGTGCTCCGATTGCTGCGCAGAACTGATGAGCGATCCGAATAGCTCAATGTACGAGGAAGAAGACGATGAGTGAGTTAATAAATGGCAATGCCATCAAAATGACAAGCATTGAAATCGCTGAGTTGGTGGGTAAGCGTCATGACAATGTGAAACGTACCATCGAAACGCTGGCTAAAAATGGTGTTATCCGGCTTCCTCAAATTGAGGTTTCCGAAAGAATCAATAACTTAGGGTTCAATGTTCAGTACGAGCATTACGTCTTCGAAGGCGAACAAGGAAAGCGAGACAGTATTGTCGTTGTAGCCCAGCTGTCGCCGGAATTCACCGCTCGCCTTGTTGACCGCTGGCGAGAGCTTGAAGAAGCTGCGGTTAATATCCCCAAAACGCTACCAGAAGCGTTGCGCCTTGCTGCTGATCTTGCTGAGCAGAAAATGCAACTGGAAAACCAGCTCGCAATTGCCGCACCTAAAGTTGAGTTTGCCGATCGCGTTGGCGAGGCCAGCGGAATTTTGATTGGAAACTTTGCAAAGGTTGTTGGTATTGGTCCAAACAAACTGTTTGCGTGGATGCGCGATCACAAAAT